GCTAGGGATCGTCGCCTAGGTGAGCCGTTACCCCACCTACTAGCTAATCCCATCTGGGCNCNTCNGATGGCANGNGTCGAAATCGTTCAGTTCGTCGGTGTAGTCGGCTATTTCATCGGAGTTACCGGAGGTGATCGGCGCTGGCCACTCGCCAGTGTCAAAGCCGGTAGCGATGGCGCGCATTGCCTTGCGGTACTCCAGCATGCCCAGTTCCAGAAGTTCGGCGGATGCCTCGATGATGGCGATCCAGTGGTAGTTCTCGTCTTTGTTGACGAAAATCCAGAAGAACTGGTCAAGCGCTGCGGTCTCGCAATACATGGCAGCACTCAGGTGGTAGTCACGGTCGATGATTTCGCGGTGCAGTTTGGCGCGCAGACCTTCCTGTTTAATGTTCCACATGCTGATGGTTTTCAGGTCGGCGCCGATGCGCACCCCGTCAAGATCGATCTCAAGGTCGGGACGAACGCGGACTTCCAGACCGGTTTCGTCGTCAAAACCGAAGTAGCTCACCTCAACGGCGCGGCTCGGGTGTGTCAGTAGCTTGCCCGCTGTAGGGTGCTCGAGCAGGGCTTTCTGAATGCTCAGTGCAGTGCTCAGTTGCTGGCGGGTGACCAGCACTTTCCCTTGCGTATTTTCGCGCCACGCATCCAGCAGTTCGTCGGCGAAGATGGCATCAGGATTAACAGACTTCACGGCCTGAATCAGATCCGCTTTGGTGCCGGACACTTTCAACTGCGCGGGCTTCTGCGCTTCCTGCGCCACCAGGTCAGGATTGATGATTGCTAACTGCTCGAGTAACGCATCACGGCTACCGCTGATTTTCACTTGTGCAGGCAGTGTGGTGTTGTATTCCTTGATGCAGGCTTTCATTGCCGCTGCGGTCTGCTTCTTGTCCGCTTCGAGACGCTGGAACTCTTCTGGCAGCGACATATAGCTCTGGCCAGTTTCCTCCACGGAACCACCTAACTGAACCTGAGCAGGAAGGGTGGCGTTGTACTCTTCTAACAGTGCTTTGATGTCGTCGGCTGACAGCATCGCTGTCAGGCTGGCGTTGTGCTCATCAATAAACGCGCGGATCGTTGCCGTGGTGGTAAATGCACCTTCCGGAATTACGGGTTCAATGCTGAATTCTTCATCGAGTTGATCTGGCTGCAACGCCAGTGCATGCACCAGGTTACCGATATCCAGTACAGGAGAGCGTTCTTTGATAATGGTTTTCTCTACGTGGCGCGCATTGAAGTACATCAGGCTCACCCGCGCATCTTTTACCATTGTCGAGCTGATACCGTTGGCTGCGTGATAAACCTCGTTCGGCAGACCCTCATAGCGGCCTGGTTCGAAGTAAGCGGGGTAAACAACAGCCGGTTCGTCAGATTGCACTTCTGGCTCGGTTTGTGCCAAAACTGGTTCAGTTTGGTTTACAGAATCGCTATTTTGGGCGACAGAATCCGTATTCTGGTTTACATCGGCTTGCTGTCTGGTATCTGACTCTTCACCAGTTCCCAGACTGCTTTCGCCTGACTGAACTTCAGTACCAGCCTGTTTTTCATCCTTTTCAGCGTCCTGAACCTGCACATTGCTGGTCGTCTCCTGTGTGTTTTTGCTGCCATAAACAGATGAGTTCTGCATTAGAGCAAATACATCGAATTCCGTTTTAGTGGTGTTTACAGATGCCTCAGCATCCAGCGGCTGCGTATTCTGCTGATGTTCAGCTGAAGCCGGTTCCACTGATTCAGGCGCTGACGGTTCATCTGCCAGTTCTCCCTGTGTCGTCTGTTTTTCTTCATTGATCCCAACTCCTGATTCAATTTCACGCAGGCGCTTTCCGGCCTTCCTGATATCAGCACAGACATCTTCATGTGACTCTGCTGTTTTGACAGCGGCGCTCTGGCTCCAGTCGGGATCGAGCCGTCCCCAGGCTCGCAGATAAGAATCACACCACTCGCGGCGCAGTGCAGCACTGTGATAAGTCGGGGTGGGGGCTTTTCGTACCATCTCGATAATGGTCTGGCGGTCATAATTCAGGATGCCAGGGATGCAGTTGATTGTGTCTGACCATACTTTCCAGTCTTCCCGGTCTTTCGCCATAATGCGTTTCGCAAAATCCAGCGGTTCCCTCAGGTTATGAAGATCCAGCTCGCCGTCATATAAGCCACAGCCAATTTCATAATTAATCGTCCGGTGCGTTGTTTTTTCGCTACGACGCGGACGTTCAGTGACAGTAGTCTTCGTTTCCGTCTGCGCTGACACAGTATTATCACGCCTGGTTTCTGGTGCTGTTACATGCTCTACGCACGCGGCTCGACGACCTTCGCACCATTCCTTAACGAGCAGTCCGCGATCGACATAGTCTGTATTAAGTACGGCATCGATAAAATTAATGACATCATTGAGTTGTGGTCGTTTTCCGCAGGGAAATACTTTTTCAATGTACGTCGCCAAAGGATGCAGGTTTTTTGTGTCCAGTTTTTCGAGCTGTTCCTTTCTGTTCTGGATGGCGAGTAAAATAGTTCCGGTACGACTGTCGGGATCCTGCTCTGTAAGGTTTAACTCCCGTAAACGCTCTGGTGTGACCTGATGTTGTGGACAGTCGTTATTAAATTGCGCCAGGAAACGAAGTGGCAGACTTAGTCCTGAAACAGGCTGCGACATTTCCTTTTCCACTTCCGACATCAGTTCGCCGTTGACGTTATAAGCGTAAGCGGGGAGGAGCGTACTTTCGGTATTGTCCGTAGCATTATCTGCGTCTGTGCCTGCGTCTGCGTCTGCGTCTGCGTTGCCGCTGCCAGTAATATCCCTGCCGACTTCGCCGTGCATTGGATCGGCGGGAACAGCGCCGGGGATAAGTACCATTGTGATACCACCCTGACCGCCTTTTTCGTAACGGTTGCAGAATTCAGTATCAAACACGCCTTCAGGAGGCAGGTCGTTAACGACGGGGTAATTGACGCGAACAGGTTTTTTAAAGTCATCCTCGTCATACCCCTTATCGTCCATAGCAGCAATACAGCGGGAAACAGCCACAGATAATTTTTTTGCAGTTGCCCAGAAAAAGCCTGCTTTTATTCCAAGTCGTTTCCTGGCCTCTTCATTTTTAACAGGGCAGTACAGCGCGAAATCTTCTTTCTTATCACTCATTGTTTTTTAACCTCACTTCTGTTTAGAATGAGGCGATCGGTGATCACCTCTGGTGCTCATTGGTCATGTCTCTGTCGGTGGGTTTGGTCGCCCACCTCAGCATCGCCGGGATGTAAAAACCGGGAAAATGCCTGCCTTAGTGCAGGCTTTTTTCATCTGAAGTACCGGATGCAGTCCGTGTGATGTCACAAATCGCAGCCATTTCAGCCATTGCATGGATAGCTATCTCAGGAACCTCTTTCATCCGCAGGATCATGCTGGCTGCGGCTATTGTTGAATCCCATGCTCCTTTCTCTTTATTGATATAAGCTGTAATGGATTTGTTGTTTAAATATCCATTTTCATTCCGGCTTAATTCGAATGAGTAACAAAAAACAACCGGAATATCGTTTTTCTCACACAGTTCAAGAATTTCCTTTGCTCGTTTGTTGAGTTCATTAATTACTGATTCGCTCGGTGTCTTTCTCATTTTATATTCTCTTTTCAGGGTGAGTGATATCCTGCCATTGCAGGCATAGTTTCAGGGTTAATGCAGTGTTAAACTTTCAGCTATTAAGATTCATGTGCCATCTGGTCATATTCGGCACATCGTTTACTGCAATATAGATTCGTTTTTCTTGCGAGCTGACTTCCGTTTATATAAATAAGTTCATGCTCCACGATTTCACTTTTGTTGATGGCTTTGCCACAATAAGCGCAAGGAATAAGGGTGGGGTCACCTTTCTGGTTCAGCGTACTTAATATTTTCTGAATAATACCAGGCTTACAGGCAGGGGCGGTTTGTTCAGATTTGTTGCGCCGCATCCAGTCTGAGTTTTGTTTTATTTCAGGTGTAACTGGCATAGTTGTCTCCATTCTGGTAACACAATGAATTTTGGAGTGTGGTGCCGGGTGCCTCCCGGTGACAGTAAACAGCTAACCATTACTGCCGACGAACATTCCCACCCATCAACAGATGAAGGACTGACATGTTTTTAACTGTGTCACGTGCGCTGAGCCGCATTCACCACACTATAAAATTCATTCTGAAAAAGGACGGTATCAGCCAGGAAAACTTTGTTAACGGATACCGTCAAAGACTACACACAGCACTGTTATGATTTTCACTCATAACCGGAAACGCACTATCGCAGTAAATTTAACGACAGACCCGACAAGGAAGGTTCTGCGTAGTGCGTTTTCGGTTATGTGCTCGTGTTTAAATACATATCCTGCATGTGATACGAATTTCGTATGCCGGATTTATACCTGTGTCCGGCGCACATTCCCGACCTCGTCCGTCGGGAACTCCACCAACATCGACCCCGTGGAGGGTAAAATATGGCTGTAACAACCTGTCCAAAATGCCCATCAACTTCTTTTGAGTTAAAAACCAATTCCTCAGTGAAAAATTGCAGTCACATTATTCACTTCGTTCAGTGTGCACTTTGCGGGGCGGCAATCGGCATTCTTAGCGAACGACATTCTATTATTATGGAGGCGCTAGCTAAGAAAGTTGGTGTTCGGTAGAGATACCTGACCCTCTTGCAAAACCGCTTAACTCTCTGAATGAATTAAGTGTTTTATTAGCCAACCATATGCGGGCCTCAGTGCCTGCATTTGGTTCAACCTGCTGAAGACGTTTTGCATCTTCCAGGAGCAGGGCGATAATGTGTTTCAGTTCAGTCTTGTCCACTCTGTCGTCCTCATCTTTGTTTTACGCCCGTCGGCGGAACGTTTACCTGTCGCGCATGTGTTGCTAGAGGATTTGTACAATCAATCTACAAAATGGATTTGATAAATACAAGTGTTTAAAGTGAGAAAATCACTAAAAATTTTTAATTGTATGAAATTTAAGTGTTTTATTATGCGAGGTGTAACAAGCCTGCATTTCAAGCAGGCTTGTGATTGTTGGGGGAGGAAAGAAGGAGACTATCGGTTTTTATTGGGATTAGCGTATTTGGAATAGTATTCTTTTATCTCCTGAAGTCTCATCTCAAACGCTAACAGCATGTTTTTACTCTCTACAGAAGGAAATTTCCTGAAGACAGTTAGCAGTCTGATCTCTTCATCGCTAAGCGGGAGAAAGTCTGAACCATTACTTTCTGGTAAATGTACTGCATGACTCTCAGATAACCCGCTGACATCACTGAAAAACCATGCTTCAGGNNTGTCATCGTTGCCGAGAACACCTAACGCAGTGAATGCCCAGCTTTCTTTAGACGGTGCGCCAGCGGTCTGCCAGGCGGTAAAC